AGTACGCCCTACTACAACTAGACCTACAGATGACGGTGATGGTGGTGGTGATAGTGGTGATGATGGCGGTGTTGCAGGTACTGGTGTAGGTACAGCTAAAGTTGGCTCCATATCTGAAGCATTTAGTAATTTATTCGGTCGTGATAAAAACATTCCTAGAGATAAATTTGTTGGTGATATTTTTGAATCTGCCGTTGAAAAATCAGATGCTTTTGGTGGTAGTAAGCGTTTTGGTTTTAGTAATAAAGACCTTAGAAAAGCTACTATGGCCCAAGCTGGCTATGAATTAGGTACTTTTAGTGTACTTGGTGTAGCTTCAGGGATAGCTAAAGAATTTGATATTATGGACTTTAGTATAAAAGATATTGGAGTAGCAGGTAATACTGGAATGAATCAAGCATTAAACTCTATGGGCATAATTAATAATGGACAATTAACTAATGATGCTCAAGCTAGTTTAGTTGCTCATGCTATGATGGCAGGTCATAAAGCGGCCTCTGATGGAAGAAAACCTGCAGAAATACAAGCCGAAATTGATAAAGTATTAAACACAGAAGCAGCTAAAAAAATACAAAATAGATCATATGAAGCTATTAAAAGTTCTTTTACTGAATTAGAAGGAACAGATGGAGAATTAGGTGGAGTTTTAACCGATAAAGAATTTGGAGATCAAATGAGGTCTAGGGCAGAAAGAGCCAAAGTAGTGTTAAATGATATTGAAACTGGTTCAATTAGAGATGATGAAACTGGTAAAACTAGAGGCACTAAATTAATGTCTAAAGATTATAGTAAGCCTAAAGTAAATGGTAAATTTCAAATGAAACCTACTAATGTTTATACAAGCTATGGACAGAAATTAAAAAATCAAAAAACATTAGAAGCAAAACAAGCAAAAACTCTTGCAGATAAAGCAGCGAAAGTTGCAGCAGAAAAAGCAGCAGCAGTAGCAAAAGCAAGACAAGAAGCAGCGGAGGCAAGACAGGCAGCAGGAGCAGATAGTGTAGGTGGCGCAAATATTATGAGTACAAAAGATATTGAGTCCCGATTTGAGCAATTTGATAGTGGTGGTAGGGATGAGGACGACTTTGGATTTGATACTGCTGATGTATCTGAGGTTGGAGATACAGGCATGATGTCAGATGCCTTTGGCGGTGGAGATTACAAAGGTGCATTTGTAGGTGAGGCATATAAGAAAAACAAATTAGCCTCACAAATGAAGCGGAGTGGATTAGCTTCTAAAAAATAATCCACAATAAGTTGGCTACCTAATCCCCCACCCCGTGGCTACGGTTGGCCCCAACAAGGAGAAGTAAAATGGCTGAAGAAGCTACTATTATGGCTGAAGAAGTAAAGCCTGAAAAGAAAGTTGCATTTGCAAATCGTAAATACACAAATGAAGAAAAGCGTAAGAAGGAAGAAGAAGAACTAGAACAGATGATGAAGGAACAGCGTGGTGAGGCAGAAGAAACTGCAGAACCAGAAGAAGCTGAACCTACTAACGCAGAAGAAAAAACATTTAAGAAGCGTTACTCTGATCTACGTAGGCATCAACAAAAACAGGCAGAGGATTTTAAAAAAGAGATAGATGCCCTAAAAAAACAATTAGGTGATGCAACACAAAAAGAAATGCAGTTACCTAAGTCTGATGAAGACATAGAAGAATGGGCAAAAGAGTATCCAGATGTTGCAGCAATAGTTGAAACAATTGCAACAAAGAAAGCACGAGAACAAGCAAGTGCGCTTGAAGAACGTGTAAAAGCAATTGATGAAATGCAAATATCTGCCACTAAAGAAAAAGCTGAAGTAGAACTAATGCGTATGCACCCTGACTTTGGTGAGATACGTGACAGCGATGACTTTCACGATTGGGCAGAAGAGCAGCCTAAATGGGTACAAGATGCCTTGTATGACAATGACAATGATGCACGTGCAGCAGCTAGAGCCATTGACCTATACAAAGCAGATAAAGATATAGGCAAAGAAAAGCCTAAATCAAATAAGGATGCAGCAAAGTCTGTGTCTACAAAGAACTCACGCAGTACACCACAGAAGGATGAAACTAGTTCATACTTAAAAGAGTCAGATGTTCAAAAGATGTCCGCACAAGAGTATGAGAAAAATTCAGACGAAATCATGGAAGCAATCCGTAGTGGCAAGTTTGTCTATGATATAAGTGGGTCTGCACGATGAGTATAATATTTAAGCCACAAAAAGAAATGGAACTATTTGCTCCATTTGGGCCAACGATGGGATACTACCGTATGCCAGATGAGTTGGTAGAGAAGCTAAATAGTAAAATGTCTGATAGGTTAAAAGACTATTCAGATAACTTAGTAGGCAAAGTAAAAGCAGAGTTAGCTTTTGATGAAGAGATTGTAGCCATTGCCCAAGAAGGTTTAGGGCAGTTTGTAGGAAAATACCAAGCCTACACAGAACTACGCAACTCTTTTGGGGCTAACTCACTAGATGTAGATAACTACAACTATGGATTACAGGTAGTATCAGGTTGGTTTGTACGACAGTTTAATGGTGAGTACAATCCGCTACACATCCACACAGGGTCAAGATTATCTTGTGTAGGATACCTAAAGCTACCTGAAGGAATAGAAGAAGAGTGGGAAGAAGACTATAAAGACCACCATCCTGCTAATGGGCATATACAGTTTGCATCAGGTACACCATCAGGATATACCTGCACAAACTTTGTAATTAAGCCACAGGTTGGAGACTTCTATGTGTTTCCTTCACAACTATTTCACTGCGTGTATCCATTCTATACAGAAGGAGAACGCAGGTCTTTCAGTATGAACATGAATTTTCTTGAGATACCGAAAGAAAAAAAGGTTGACAAATAGTTATATATAGGTATAACTATAGTCAGATTAGTGTAACTTTGTTGCGCAGAACTGTTACACTACAATACGCAAACAGCAAAGTCTTACGGATTACCTGAAGCGCATGGCCCGTAAAATAGTAGGACGGCCATCCTATTATTGAACGCACCCAAGCAAATCAGCCTCTTAATAGTCTTGTAAGTTTGCATCTGTGAATAATGCTAAATGGAGATTACAATGGCATTTACTACCGCAAGCGGGTATGGTAATCTTCCTAACGGTAATTTTAGTCCTATTATCTACAGCAAACAGGTGCAGGTTGCTTTCCGCAAGGCATCTATTGTTGAAGCAATCACCAATTCCGACTATTTTGGTGAGATTGCGCAGATGGGCGATTCCGTTAAGGTTATCAAAGAACCCGAAATCACCGTTAAGGCTTACGCACGTGGTACAACTATTACCCCGCAAGACCTTGACGATGAAGAGTTCAGCCTAACGATTGACAAAGCTAACTACTTTGCTTTCAAGGTGGACGACATTGAAGAGGCACACTCACACGTTAACTTCCAATCTTTGGCAAGTGATCGTGCTGCGTATCGCCTCGCTGACCAGTTTGACCAAGATGTTCTTGGCTACTTGTCAGGCTTTAAGCAGTCAGCCATTCATGGTGCTGCTAACGCTGTTAACACAACTGTTAATGGTGCAAAGGCTGTTTCAACAGCTTCTAGTGGCTCAAACCTCGTAGGTGCTGAACTTTTGGCATCCATGTCGCTTGACGCTTCTGACTTTACTAATACTTCTGGCACAGCAGGTGCTGCTAATAGTTGTATTGGTATTGAGCCACGTGCAGGTGGTGCAACTGCTGCTAAGTCCAGCACTGCAGGTAACGCATTTCCGTTGCAAATTCTTGCACGTATGTCCCGTCTTCTGGATCAGCAAAATGTTGATACCCAAGGACGTTGGATTGTTCTTGACCCAGTATTCATTGAAATTCTGAAGGATGAAGATTCACGTCTTCTAAATTCTGACTTTGGCGGTTCTGGGCTACAGAACGGACTTGTCTTGAATAACCTTCACGGTTTCCAAGTTTACACATCTAACAACCTACCTTCGCTTGGCACAGGCCCAGCAACTACAGGTGGTGTTAATGCGTCAAACATGGGCATCATCGTTGCTGGTCATTCATCTGCTGTTGCAACTGCAGAGCAGATTAACAAGACTGAGACTTATCGTGACCCGGACAGCTTCGCAGATATTGTCCGTGGTATGCATCTGTATGGTCGCAAGATTCTTCGTCCTGAAGCAATCGTTACTGCGGCATATTGTTTGGCTTAAAGGAGGACTGAATTATGGCACTTGGTGATAATACTACCTCTGTAGCACGAGGAAATGATGGTCGTGGTCGTAAGCCTTACTTAATCCAAGCAGACCTGAATTTTGAAACGGCTGTAAGCGATAAGGGTACTGCCCTCGCTGCAAACGATGTAATTCCGGGTTTGACTATTCCAGCTAATACCCTAATCATGTGTGCTGGTTTTGAAGTGACAACTGCTCACGCAGGTACTTCAACTGACACTGATTTTGATTTTGGTATCACAGGTGGAGACTTGGATAACTTTGTTGATGGCTTTGACTTTGATGGAGCATCAGTAGGTGACTACGGTTTTAAGGCAGGACAAACTCCTGTTCTTGTCGGTGGCACTTCTGATACCATTGATGTTGAAATCCAAGCAATGACAGGTACAACAACAGGTGGAGTAATCCGCATGTTTGCTGTCTGCATGGACGTTG